GTGATTGAAAATTTAATAGAAAGGAAGTGGCATTGATGAATTATAAATTGACACCCAAACAAAAATTATTCGCTGATGAGTATCTAATTGATCTTAATGCCACTAGAGCATATAAGGCAGCTTATAAGAGTTGTAAGAAGGATGAAACAGCAAATGTTAATGGTTCTAAACTACTAAGGAATACTAAGGTTGCCAAATACATAGAAGAACGTATGAATGAGCGTTCTAAACGCACGGAAATAACGCAGGACAATGTTTTAAAAGAATTAGCTACAATAGCATTCGCAAAAGTAACTGACTTTGTAACGATAGAAAACGGTGTTGTAATAGTAAAAGATACGAAAGATATACCAAAAGATTTGCTACCTGCCATTGCTTCGATCAAAGAAGGTAAAAATGGTATTGAAGTAAGTTTTTATAACAAAGATAAGTCACTGGAACTGTTGGGTAGGCATTTGGGTATGTTTAATGACAAAATAGAAGTATCGGGAACTATCAATAATCCTATGGAAGGATTGACAACTGATGAATTGAAGAAGCTGATAGATGATGATTGATAAAGCAATGATTAAACTTCAAGCAAAGATAGAACTTGCAAAGCGTGAGTTCTTTTATTTTTGCAATTTAAAAGCGCCTGATTTCTATAAACGTGATAGAAAGTATTTAGTTGATTTATGCAATGACTTACAAGCATTCTATGAATCTGATGAATATGATGCGCTTATCATCAATGAGCCACCTAGACATGGAAAATCAAGAACTGCCAGCTTGTTAGTTGAATGGATATTGGGAAAAAATCAAGATGAAAAGATTATGACTGGTTCATACAATGAAACATTATCAACTATGTTTTCTAAAAATGTTCGTAATGGAATCATGGAAACAAAAGCTGATCCAATGAAACCTGTATATAGTGATGTATTCCCAAATGTAAGAATCAAGCGTGGTGATGGTGCTATGAACTTATGGTCATTAGAAGGTGGTTACAATAACTATCTTGCTACTTCACCAGGCGGAACAGCAACGGGATTCGGTGCTTCTTTGCTGGTGGTTGATGATTTAATTAAATCTTATGAAGAAGCGTGTAACGAAGCTACAAAAGAAAAACACTGGGAATGGTTCACTAATACCATGCTTTCACGTTTGGAAGAAGGCGGTAAGATCATTATTATCATGACTAGATGGGCAAGTGATGATTTAGCAGGGAAGGCATTAGAAGAACTGCCTGAAAGTGGCTATAAAATTAAGCATATAAACATGAAAGCGTTACAGGACGATGGAACTATGCTATGCGAAGAAGTCCTTTCACGTAAGAGTTTTGAAGCCAAAAAGAAAGTAATGGGTGAAGATGTTGTTAGCGCAAACTATCAGCAAGAACCTATTGACTTAAAAGGTCGTTTATATACGTCATTTAAAACATATGATGGTGAGTTGCCGCAGTTTAAATATATCAAGAATTACACAGATACAGCCGATACAGGTAATGATTATCTTTGTTCGATTAATTATGGGGTTACATTCCAAAATGAAGCCTATATTCTTAATGTTTTATACACTAAGGAAGGTATGGAAGTAACAGAGCCAGCACAGGCTAAAATGATGTTTGAAGATGAAGTTAATATAGCTGATATAGAATCGAACAACGGTGGTAGAAGTTATTCAAGAAATGTTGAAAGAATTATGAGAGAAAGATATAAGACAAATAAAACAGTCTTTAGACCATTTCATCAAAGCAAAAACAAGGCTGCTAGAATACTTTCTAACAGTACATGGGTTATGGAACATATATATTTCCCTCATAACTGGAAACATAGATTTCCTGAATACTATGAAGCTATGATGAAATATCAAAAGGAAGGTAAGAACAAACATGATGATGCACCTGATGCTACAACTGGAATTGCAGAAAAGATAAACAAAGGTGAAATCTATTCATGGGATTAGAGAGGTGAAAAAATGAAAAAGGTTATAAGAATAGAAAGATTTTTAAATGAGTTTAATATTGAATTTAATGAACCTGATACTTACTTTTTGGTATATGAAGATGGTTCAAGAACAGTTGTAAGCAAAAAAGAAGCTGACTATCAATTTGAACTTCTTCAAAATAGAAAACAAAACAATATGAAAGTTAATGTTCTTGGAACTGAATATGATGTTAATGTATTGGAAGAACCTGATGAATATATGAAAGATAATATGCTTCAAGGATATTGTGATAATACAAGTAAAATCATTGTTGTATGCCCTTATGACAATGATTCAGATGATAAAGAAAAATTAAAAGATAACATTTTAAGACATGAATTGATTCATGCCTTTTTATTTGAAAGTGGAATTGATGCAGGTACGCTATTTCACAATGAAGAATGTGTTGATTTCTTTGCAATACAATTTGAAAAGTTGGCAAAGATTTTTGAAGATGCAAACTGTAAGGGGTGATTAAATGCTTAATGCAATAAGAAAAGGAGTGAGTTGGTTGGATGCTAAGTTGAATAATCCATTAGAAGAAACAGCAAATAACTTGAAGTGGCTTGAATTAGAATTGGAAGCGTGGCTTGATTCTAAAGAACGTGAGGATCAAATAAAAGCGGATAGGTATTATAGAGATATACAAGATATAGCTAAATACAAGCGTATGGCAATTGGTGAGGGTGGCGAACTTGAAGAAGTTAAGAACTTACCAAATCATAAAGTAATAGATAATCAATATAAAAGGCTCGTCAATCAGAAAGTTAATCACTTGGTTGGTAAGCCTTTTACTGTTAATACCGATAATAAAACGTATGTTGATATGTTAAATAAATATTTTAACAAGAAATTCATGAAAACATTAAAAAGTGTTGGTAAAGATGCTAATAATGGCGGTGTTTCTTATTTATATCCTTACTATGATAACAATGAATTAAAGTTTAAACGCTTTAAGTCATATGAAATCAAAGTGTTTTGGAAAGATGATGAACACAATGAAATAGATTTCTTTTGGCGTTATTATAGAAAGCCTGTACGTTTTTCAAATGGAAGTGTTGAAGATATTCAGCATTTAGAAGTATATACATTAGAGGGTGTACGTTATTACATCTATAAAGGCGGCACATTGCTTTATGATAAGTTGAAAGGTGCAACTACTTACAGCTATTTAACATATACTTCATCAGTTGGTAATGAGGTTGTAGAAGAACAGCATCTTTCTTTTGAAAGAATACCACTTATCCCTTTTAAGGTTAGTGACATTGAAGAACCGCTTTTAAAGCGTGTCAAATCACTTCAAGATGGTATTAATACAATTACAACTGTATTCACAAACAATATGCTTGAAGATAGTCGTAACACCATTCTTATTATTATGAATTATGATGGTGAAAATCTAGGAGAATTTAGAAGAAATCTTTCAACTTATGGTGCAATTAAGGTAAGGAACACTAATGAAGAAAAAGGTGGTGTTGATACCTTACAGATTGAAGTAAATGCTGAAAACTATAAAACAATCCTTGGAATGTTTAAAAAGGCACTTATTCAAAACGGTGGCGGTGTAGACGTTACTGAACTAAGAGCATCAGGAACGCCTAATCAAATGAATATTCAGTCAATGTATTACGATATTGAATTAGATACCAATGATACTGAAACTGAATTTCAGTATTCTATGGAGCTGTTAAAGTGGTTTATCGACTTTGACATCAACTATCAGGGTAAAGGTAATTTCTTTGATGAAAAAGTTGAATTTATCTTTAATAGAGATATGCTACAAGATGAAACTTCAATTATTGATAATTTGGTTAAATTAAAAGGTATTATTAGTGATGAAGATATTATCAAGCAACTTCCTTTTGGTGATTCTCAAAAGTTAATTGATAATATGAAGAAACAAAAAGAAGAACAAAAGCATGAAGTATTAAAAGAGTATGCGAAT